GATAAAGGTAACGAAGTAGCTAAACAGCTTTTAGAAGTCGGTGTTTGTCGAACAATAGCTAAACGCCCTGTGATGATCGTTCCGTATAGCGGGACTAAGCATGCTTGTCGGGACTATATACGACAGGCTTTGATAAAGAAGTGTAATGGTAACGCCCCTTGGGGTGATCATTATACACCTGCTGTTTTATTAGCAACTGATCATGTATGGGATGCCATCTCAAGTACGATTACTGGTGCTAGGCAGGTAATGGATTACATCACGCAGATCGCTACGGAGTACGGTAGGTACAACACCATAATGGAATGGAAGACACCTACAGGCTTCCCTGTGCAGCAGCGTTACTTTAAGAAGAAGACAAGGCAGTGCAAAGTCCACTTAATGAATAACATCATTAAAATGGATTATGAGGATGAAGTAGCTGTGGTAGATGCAAGACGTTACAAATCATCTAGCTCACCTAACTTTGTTCACAGTATGGACGCATGTGCGTTAACACTGACAGTTAACAAATGTAGAGAAGCAGGTGTGGTGGACTTCGCTATGATCCATGACTCTTATGGAACACATAGTCCCAACATGCCGTTGATGTCCGAGTGTTTGCGAGAGTCTTTCGTAGATCTTTATACATCTAAAGATTGGCTGTATGAATTATGGATCGAGGCCAAGCGGAAGTTGCCTACAGACGCTAACCTACCTTTACCACCTAAGAAAGGTAACTTAAATCTTAAGGAGGTGCTATCGAGTAAATACTTCTTCGCCTAAAAGTCCCTTATTGTGGATTTAAACAACCCAAAACATTCCAAAACTAACTTAAACTAAATAGGAAATACAAATTATGGCTAAATTAACAAAAGTTCTGCGCGGTAAAGCATTGTGGGCAAAACTGTTCGAGCCTGACACTAAGTTTGATGCTAACGGTATCTACTCCATTAGCTTGACCTTACCTGAAACGGATGCAGCAGCGATGTGCGAAGAACTCGACAACATGTGCTCTGCTAAGTTCGATGAAGAAGTGAAGAACAAACCTGCACTGAAGAATCAACTGTCCATTCAAGACCCTTACACCCCCGTTTATGATCGCGAAACAGGCGATGCAACGGGTGAAGTAGAGTTCAAGTTCAAGTTAAAAGCTAAAGTTAATACACGCGATGGACGTACTTTTGAGCAGAAAGTTGCTGTTGTCGATGCTAAGCGCACCCCCATGACAGATGAGATTGCTGTAGGCAATGGCTCCGATGTTAAGGTCGCCTTCGAGCCAATGCCTTATATGGTATCCGGTACAAAGAAGGTCGGTGTGTCGCTCCGCCTTAAAGCAGTACAGGTCATTGACCTAGTAGAGTACGGTAGCCCGGCTGCCTCTGTGTTTGATGAAGAAGATGGTTTTACCGCCACTGAGACATCGACAACAGAAGCAACTGAGGTATTCACCGATGGCGATTTCTAGCAGATCAACACTTGAAGATAGAGTGCAAGCAAACCTAGACAAGCGCGGGATTAATTACACTTACGAACCCTGTAAGTTACCCTACACTGTAGAACGAAACTACATCCCTGATCTTCTGATCGGGGACATCTACGTTGAGGTGAAGGGTTACTTCAGGCAGGACGCACAGCGTAAGATGAAAAGTGTAAAGCAACAGCATCCTGAGCTTGACATTAGGTTTTTATTTCAACGAGCTAGTAGCACAGTGCAAGGCGCTAAGTTACGTAAGGACGGGACGAAGATGACCTGCTCTGAATGGGCGGAGCGTAACGGCTTCACTTGGGCAGAAGGCAACGTGCCTGACGACTGGCTCATCATTGACGAGGTTTATTAAATGGAAGAAAGCGACAGTGAATTTATCCAACACGTACCCTGCGAGGAGTGTGGGTCGTCTGATGCCTGTGGTATCTATACAGACGGACATACCTTTTGCTTCTCATGTAACACTTACAAACACGGCGACAAAGAGGAGACACCAGTGACAACAACAAAAAATAAGTCTGATGTAGACTTTGTACGCGGCGATGTACAAGCCTTAGCCAAGCGTAAGCTGTCAGTAGAGACGACGAAGATGTGGGACTACCAAGTGGCTGAGTTCAACGGCTCCCCTGTCCAAGTGGCGAACCACAAAGACGAGTCAGGTCGAACTGTCGCGCAGAAGATCAGAATGCCGAACAAGGAGTTCTTTGCCAAAGGGTCGATGAAGGAAGCAGGACTCTATGGTCAATGGTTATGGAGAGACGGCGGTAAGATGGTCACTGTTACAGAGGGGGAGCTGGACGCTCTCTCTTTGTCTCAGGCAATGGGCAACAAGTGGCCGGTTGTTTCCGTCAAGACAGGAGCAGCAGGAGCTAAGAGAGACATCTCTAAGTCTATCGAATGGCTTGATAAGTTCGAGACTGTTATCTTTATGTTTGATAACGATGATGTAGGTATGAAAGCGGCTAAAGAATGTGCTGCCCTGCTCCCGCCTAGTAAAGCAAAGATCGCAAGGCTCCCCCTTAAGGACGCTAGCGACATGCTTCAGGCAGGACGTGCTAAAGAGCTTGTGGATGCGATGTGGGCCGCTAAAGAATACCGCCCTGATGGTATCATCAACGGTGCGGATCTTTGGGAGTTAGTCTCCCAAGTGGAAGAAGTAGAGTCGCTGCCTTATCCCTTCGGTGGTTTGAATGACATGACAGGAGGCTGTCGCTTAGGTGAGATCGTTACGGTCACGGCTGGCTCAGGCTTAGGGAAGAGTCAGTTGACTAGAGAGTTCGCGTACAATCTTCTCAACGAAGGCGCTACCATAGGCTACGTTGCCTTAGAAGAATCAGCAAAGCGTACAGCTCAAGGTCTTATGTCGCTATATTTAGACAGACCTGTTCACTTAACAGAGACACCTAAAGAAGACCTTAAGAAAGCATTCGATGCTACCTTAGCTAGTGGCAAAGTCTTTATGTACGATCACTGGGGTTCAACGGACAGCGATAACCTTATCTCTAAGATTAGATACTTAGCGAGGGGTTGTGGTTGTAAGTACATCATCCTTGATCACATCTCTATCGTCGTCTCAGGTATTGATGACGGTGACGAGCGGCGCATCATAGATAACATGATGACAAAGCTACGATCCTTAGTCGAGGAACTAGACATCGGTATGATCCTTGTCTCCCACCTTAAACGCCCTAGCGGTGATAAGGGACACGAGGAAGGAGCTATGACTTCCCTAGCACAGCTTAGGGGCTCTGCGGCTATCGCTCAACTCTCTGACATGGTTATCGGCTTAGAGCGTAACCAACAGGCAACGGAGAATGCTCATGTCACAACTGTACGTGTTCTTAAGAACAGGTGGTCAGGTATGACTGGGGTTTGTAACAAGCTAGCCTATTGTGTTGACACTGGCCGTATGACGGAAGTGCTTGACGAAGAAGAAATACCTTTTTGATAACGAGGAATTTTAAATGCTCAGTAAAGAAGAGAATAAGCTATTACATGCTTACTTAGATTTAATAGAATCAATGGCCTACACAGGACAGATCATGGATATACCATCCATGTCTACATTTAAATTAATGTACGATGAATGGAGGTCGAGTGAGACTGTCCATTAAAACCAAGATAGGAGGTATGGAGATGCAATCAAAATACCAATCACTTAAAGAGCAGTTCCTCAACGTGGGTAGCGGTTTTATTATCTCTGCCTTGGTGTGGGAATATTTCATTAAACATTTAATTAGGGAAGGTTATATAACACTGGATTCAACACTTATAGTTACCTGTATATTTACAGTCGTTAGCCTCATTCGAGGTTATGTATGGCGGCGTATTTTCAATCGTATTGACGACTAACCACTCTAGCGGAGGGTGCATGATAATATTTGATGTAGAAACAGACGGATTACTTGAAGAAGCAACTAAGATACACTGCATGGTCGCCAAAGACACCGACTTACAGACTGTCCACAAAGCAGTTGGGCATGAAGAAGTGACAAAACTATTCCACGACTTAGTGGCACAGGGTCACGTCTTCGCTGGTCACAATGTCATGGGCTACGACTTACCGGTACTTGAGAAAGTACTGAACCTTAAATATGAAGGCGAGGTGTTTGACACCTTAGTCGCTTCAAGATTAATCTGGTCGAACCTACGGGAGCTTGACTCTCGCAAGAAGGTGGTAAAGCCTTCACGTTACGGTAGTCACTCTTTAGACGCTTGGGGACAACGCTTAAAGTTCCACAAAGGTGACTACGGAAAACAGGAGAACGCTTGGGATGAATATACTCCCGAGATGTTGGAGTACTGTGAGCAGGATGTTGAGCTTAACTACAGGTTATATCAACGTATTGTAGCAAAGCAGTTCTCACAAGAAGCGATGGACATGGAACATACCATGCACCGTCTGCTCCTTCAGCAGGAACGTATTGGCTTTCCGTTCTCCGTAGAGATGGCACAAGAACTCTATAGTAAGTTGACAGCTCGTAAGGAAGAGATCACATCTACCTTGTTAGAGACTATGGAACCTACTGTCATTGAGATGAAGACGAAGACGAAAGTTGTGCCTTTTAATCCAGCAAGTCGTCAGCAGATCGCTGATCGTTTGGTTAAGCGTGGGTGGGAACCTAAAGAATTTACCACTAACGGCGACCCTAAAGTCGATGAGAAAATACTTTCTTCCATTGATATGCCTGAAGCTAAATTACTGTGTGAGTATCAGATGCTCAATAAGAGGCTTGGACAGCTCGGTAACGGTAAACAGGCTTGGTTAAAGCTGGAGAAAAAAGGACGTATCCACGGACGTGTGAACCACATGGGTGCAGTGACATCACGTTGCACACACTCAGCACCGAACTGTGCACAGATTCCTAGTACGAATGCTGTCTACGGTCACGAGTGTCGTTCATTGTTCCGCGCCCCTGATGGGTACAGTATCGTAGGTGCAGATGCTAGCGGTTTAGAGTTGCGGTGTTTGGCTC